GTCAACCCTGCGATGACACCAGAACAATTAGAAAATCATTCTTGTAAACAAGGTAATGCATCAACTGGAGTATTAACTGGTGAAGGTAGACCAGTTACTTTTGAAGATTTATGTAAGTTAATTGATGCAGATGAGACAGCTGCAAGAGATATTAAAATTGGTTTAAATAACGCAAATGCAGTAAGAAAAGATATAAAGGGAAAGGGAATCAAAAATTTATACTGGGTTCCAAGAGGAAAACCACAAGGTATTTCTCCTAAGACTCCTTCAGATGTAATTATTGAATTCACAGATAATTTCTTTAGAGGATATTCAAATAAGATAACTGCTGGTAAAACAGATGAAACACCGAAGTTTAATACCAACATCTATGCCTTCTATGGAAAACTAGGTGATGGAACTCAACAGGCTGGTATTGGTGGTATAATAGATGAATCGTGGAATCAAGCTGCTGCAACAGTTAGAGGTGAATCTGCAAGAGAAGCTATAGAAAACTTTGATATATCACAGGAGAAATTTAGTGAGACATCTTCTAGGGCTGCGTTTTCAGAATTAGCAGAATCATTTAGAGATAATGGATTAGAATTTTATGGAAAAGATTTTTACTATAAGTTTAGAAATAATTTAATTAGTAATTTTGCAAATTATATTACTAATCCATTAAACATGTCATATTTTTTAAATACAATATATTTCTATACATATGATGACCCCAATCAAGCATTTACTCCATGTCCATATAAACTTTTAGTCGGTAGGGAAACTGGCGAAAGCACAATTAAAGATGTGAGTGAAAATGAAAGTTTAAAAGAATTACTAATGAACAAAAATCCATCTAGATTAACAGGAATTAAATCATCATATGATGGTCAATCACAATCTTTTACAATGAATTTTAATTTCAGTAATGGTAAATTAAAAAAGGTATCAATTCCGATTACTTGTAGAACGAGAGCTGCTGGTGGTTGGTCTGGCAAATCACTCTTCATATCAACATCGGGTGTTAAAATGTCATGAAGAATACTCACTTAGAACATTTAGAAGATAATATATTGAATGGTGGTTCTCAAGGTGGAAGAGAAGCAGTGACTTTTCTTCGTTCTCTTGGAGATATGTTAGACCAAGGTGGTGCAGATACTCGTGTCACAGTGAAGTGGGATGGAGCGCCTGCAATAATCTGTGGTATCAATCCAGAGAACGGAAGATTCTTTGTTGGTACAAAGTCTGTATTCAATAAGGTCAGTCCAAAGATTTCATATTCTGAGAGTGATGTTGAGAATATGTATCCGCCTGGACATCTTGCAGAGAAACTTAAGAATGCGTACAAATATCTTTCTACACTTTCAATACCAAATGTGGTGCAGGGAGATTTATTATTTACTGATGACAAGTATGAGGCAAGTATAGGTGGAGATAATTGTATTGCATTTCAACCAAATACAATTGTATATGCAGTTCCAAAAGATAGTGATATTGGACAGAAAATAGATCAAGCAAAATTTGGAATCGTATTTCACACTCAATACAACGGAAGAACTTTAGACACAATGACTGCCAGTTTTGGTGGTATCAATATTCAAGGTAACAGTGATGTATTCGTTACATCATCTGATTTTAAAAATGCATCAGGTGAAGCAAATATGACACCCGCTGAGAAAACAACTTATACAAATCTTGTGAATAAAACTGAGGGTTCTTTAAAACAGGCATCTCGTTTCTTAGATTTAATGAAGACAAATGATATGAATAAGTTTACTTTGAATATCATGTTCAAAACTTTTTTCAATACATATGTTCGTCAGGGTCGTAGTTTAGTTGGTGCTCGTAATACTGCGAGAGACTTTGCACAATATTTTTCAAACGCATTAGATAAGGAGATTGATAAGAAAAAGATGAAGGCGACAAAAGATAAATACTTAGAGCTTAAGAACAAAGGTCTCAAATTTATATCTGACAATCAACAGGCAATATACATGACTGTTGCATCTTATATGAATTTACAGGCTGCGAAAAATTTTATGATTCGTAAGTTGCAAAAGGTAAATACATTTGGAACTTTCTTAAGAACACCAGATGGTTATCGTGTGACAGCTCCAGAAGGATTTGTTGCAATTCGATCAGGTCAAGCTCTTAAACTTGTTGATCGTTTAGAGTTCAGTCGTGCAAACTTTACAGCAGATAAAAATTGGGATAAGGGTAATCCCATGCCAGTTCCGAAAATATGAAGAGTTTTACATCGTTTATAACTGAAGCAATATCCGCTCAGTCAATTCCTAAACCTCCAAATGATGATGAGGCAGATATGACTGTGGCTTTTGGTCGTTTTAATCCACCTACCACTGGACATGAGAGACTTATGAATAAGGTCAAACAGGTTGCTGGTAAAGGTAATTATGAAATCTATCCATCACGTTCAAATGATCCAAAGAAAAATCCTTTAGATCCTGAGACAAAGATTGGATATATGCAACAGATGTTTCCAACTCATGCAAAACATATTGTTAATAATCCAAATGCAAAAACAATATTTGATGCTTTGAAAGGTGCGAATGAAAGAGGTGCGAAGTCTGTGAATATTGTGGTTGGACAAGATCGTCAGTCTGAATTTCAGAATTTAGCAAACAAATATAATAATAAACTATACAAGTTTGATCGTATCAACGTGATATCTGCTGGAGATCGTGATCCAGATGGAGAAGGTGTAAGTGCCATGTCTGCATCTAAATTAAGAAAAGCAGCTGCGGATGATGACTATGATACATTTAGAACTGGTATTCCACAGAGTTTAAAAGACGACAAAGCGAGAGAGTTATATGCTGCAATACAGAAAGGAATGCAGTTACCAAATAAGAAACAACAGAATGAAACATGGAAAATAGCTCCTAAGTTTGATTGGAAAAATCTTCGTGAGAATTATATGAACGGAAACATATTTCGTGTTGGTGATACTGTTGAGAATGATAATACTGGTTTAATTGGTAAGATTATTCGTACAGGTGCGAATCATATCATTGCAGTGACAGAAGATAACATGATGTTTAAATCATGGATAAAAGATATCACTGAAAAGTTCACTGAAGTATCTGGTGTGCCTGCAAATCAAAGAGAAGTTGGAACAGATGCTTTGAGACAATATACTCAAAGACTTTCACATAATCCTATCATCCTTAATTTTATAAATAAATCTAGAAAGAAACGTGCAAAGAGTAATGCTTAGTCAAAAATTACAAGATGACTTGATGAGTGCATATCAACAAGTTCATGAGGCAAAAAGAGGACATGCAGCTGGTGACTCTGATGTTGAGAAACAAGCATCACAATTAGCATCTGATGTCAGATATAAAGCAAAGGGAAAAATCAAAGATGGTGCTTCAGACGAAGAAAAAAAGAAAGTATTCATGTCAATACTTAACGCATCACCAGCTTCCAGTTCAGTAAAAGCAATGGCAAGGCAAAAGCTTTTAGGTGAAGAGGTTGTAAGTGAAATGAGATTTAATGATGGTAAGGAAGGAACAAAGAAAAGAAAAAAGGCACTTGAGAAAAAAAGAGGAATGAAGTTAGACAATCATCCACAGTTTAAAACAGAAGAAACTGCACCTCGCAAACAGAAGGGTGCAATGGCTTATGACGGCCCAAATAAACCAGCGAGTGAGGCAAAGGATAGACTTCTTGCAAGGGCAGCAAAGAAACGTGCTAAGATGCAGATGAATTCATACAAACCAGAGGGTGAGTTGGTTGATGAAATGGCAGCTCCTGCTGAGAAGAAAAAACCAGATAGAAAATTAAATAACGCTCTTATGAAGAAAATAAGAGAGTTAAATCCTGGCGCTGGTTCACAGTATGAACAAGTTGTCCATGAAAAGAAAATGGATCCTGTCGGTAAGGAAGATAAAGATATCGACAATGATGGTGATCATGATTCAACAGATAAGTATTTACTTAAGAGACGTAAAGCAATCAGTAAAGCGATTGCAAAGAAACGTGGTAAGGTAAAGGAAGGTTTCTCTGCATGGAGAATCGATCTAGATTTTAACGAACAAGTAAAAAAGTAAAAGGGGGACTGGTATCTCCCAAGTCCCCAAATTGCATAGTCATGCCTGACAAAGAGGGGTCTGATGATGAGAAAAAATCAACCAAGTCTGTTGTCAATAAGAAACAGAAACAGATGATGGGTGAGGAAGGGTATGATATTGCCAGAGATATGGGAAGAGTAAGACCATCTAAAGATAAGAAAGATGCGACTACAATGCCACCAAGTAAAGAAATGAAAAAGACACAGAAGGTAGTCAAAGGCCCATCTGCATTTGAACGTGTAAAAGCCAAGTATGGCAAAGATTTTCCAACATTTACGTTAAATATCCTGCGATTTCCTAGTTTTCAATCACCTCTTGTGT